CTCATATTGATTTAGGGCAACCTGACTACTATTCTTCTTTTTTTTCTGTGAATAGGAATCAGTACAAATGAAGAAAATGGCTAACAATAAAAAGCCGGATTTATAAAACATAGTTTTTATCATGATCTGGTATATAAAATTATACTTGCTAATTTAGTAATATATCTGATATATGACTCTTCTTTAATTATCTTAACTTTTTCAATAAACTGAGCGTTTTATTTAAGTTAATTAATCCAATTCTAAACATATTGAAAAGAATTTAGACAGAGAAATCCATTTCTGTCTGAAATAATTATTTGTCCTTCACCCTCTTGCAAACCAAGCAATTACTTCGTATATTAGAAAGGTGAAAAGTTATAAGAACATCAATGACCCCCAACGAAGTTTTGTGGCTCCTTTTGTGGATAAACACAGCGGGAAAAATGAATTTTTTAATGAGATTGACCAACACATCAATTGGGATCCTATAGCGGCAAAAATTAAGTATAAATGTCGACCAAAAATCACCATCAATAAAATCACGATAAACAATATAATCACTCATACCCATTTCGCAATAATCATACAAATAATCTTTACCATTCCAGTTTTTTGAATTGGTATTTAATCTATGTATTTGATTTTTTCCTAATTTATTTACTTTAATAAATGGAATATCAAGACCCAGTTCTTTTGCAGCAGTAAATCTATGCTGACCATCTATGATCTCGTTTTTTTCATTTACTATGATTGGCATTGGAATAAATTCTTCAGACATTGACTCTTTAAGTCTCTTAACATGAAGTTTATTAATCTGCCTGTTACCTTTACATCTTTTAAACATATTATAATCATTGGTCGTTTTGACTTGATTAACTGTTCTCATTTTGCTTCCTTTCATATTTAGGTTTCCTCTTGTATCGAGGAGGTTGAACATCGTCTCTCACAAACTGGACAAACTCTTCCGCCTTCGGTATAAACCAATCCATAAAAGACTTATCATAGAACACCATCTCTTTCGAGGTTTCATTTGGCGTCCATATGTAAAACCAGCACGCTTCTACTCCAACGCAAAACATCTGTACCTGCATTTGAAACCAGTAGCGTTCTGGAATTTCTGGATATATTTTTTGAGTAAAAGGACATTTTATCTCTACAGGTATTTGACCTAAAAAACCATCTGGTGAAGCACCAAGAGGTCTATCAGGATGTACTATTAATTTATTACCTGCACGACAAATACCCCTCATCTCATCTTCAAACGCTGCAAGAGCTATATGCTCATGATCGTTTCCCCATTCGGTCATTTCATTACCTTTAAAAGGTTCTGCACGACCAGTCTTTTCCCTCCATAACTTTTGTCTTTCGTAGACTGCCGACCATGCTTGGCTAGCAGTCACGATTGAGTTACGAAGTTTCTTATTACTTAGATGCGAACTCATCTGTATACTCTCTTATTTGATCTCTAGCAGATGGAACTAACTTCATCCAGTATTCTTTTTTGGATTTATCATCTAACTTTTTCATTTCTGTAATATGATGCTTTACAGCTTCTTCTGATAATTTAACTGGCTTTTCTTTAACTTCTTCATTTACACCAACCTCACCAAGATATAAAGATAGCCCAATACCACTAATAACTGCAATATTTTTTGCCAGGCATCTTTGATATGCTGTGTTAACTGCCATAGAATCAGGATTAACAATAGCCTTATTACTATAATTAATCACAGGCATAATCATAGATTGAGTTTTACCTAAAGCATGAACTGTTGTAGAAACCATAACAGTTTCATTATTTAAAACCCTGGCTTCATCATAAGTGTAGGTAGCTTCTGGGTCAGCCTTAGCTAAAAGATCCCAAGCACCAGCCCAGGATATATAGTCTAACTTACCTTTTTTTTCTACAAGACCTAACTTATGTACATCTATTTTTCTTAGCTCTTCAAACTTGCTCATTATTATCTCCTATTTATTCTTCGTTATATTCTTCAACTTCAATATAATCTTTGCCATCAATGTAATCACCAAACTTTGTTGCAAAGTCTTCCTTTGCAGATTCAAAAGCCTGGTCCTCATTGTTAGCTTCAACATTATATGTTTCATAAACAACACATCGAAGGGTAACATTAAAAGTTCTCATTATTATCCTCCTGCTGCTGCTGTTCTTGCTCTTGCATTCTAGCTAAACCTGCATCGTTATCTGCTTGCAACTCTGCTGTCCAATCTGCTAAAAATTCTGCTAACTGTTTATCGTTCATAATTATCTCCTAGTTATAGTTTTTTACAGCTTCGTCTTTTAAGAACTCGATGGTTTGATCATCAAGCCTTGATAAAACATCATCACCATTGTTGAATGGTGTAATATCTCTTAAGTCATCTATCTCAGCAGCTTCTAGATTTACGATTAATTCAGTAGGATAGCCTAATGCTCTGTCTTCGACAATGTTAGCAAACACTAACAAACCAAGATCGAACTCTCTGTATTTATCTTCTACTGTTATTTCTGTATTGAATGTTACTTGTGTCATTTTTCTTCTCCATTTATTTAATTGACAATTAATAATAACATAAAATAAAATAAAAGTGTAACTATTTTTTATATTTAAATTATATTGACACGCATAAAACTACATAGTACCATCTTGGACATAATTAAATTTTTTGGAGACAAAATGAAAGCTACAGAAGTTTTACAGAAGTTTGACAATAACATTAGTGCTATGGCACGAGGGTTAGAAGTAAGCAGGCAAACAGTTTATAACTGGGTAAAAAATAACGATACATTACCAAAGTTAAGGCAGTATCAGGTTGAGCACTATTTTCAAAATAAATAGATTAAGTCACGAGGTCGTAGACTTCGATGGGTTTGTGCTGCGTAGATTTTATTCTTACGAAGGCGCAAAAGACTTTATTTATAATAAACCTGGATGTAAGATTAACAAGATCAAATTTGATCTATCAAAAATGGAGGAGTGTTTATTTTGAGAATTAGAAATTGGGACAAATTCCAACACTATAAACCTATGCACAGTAAATATAAAAAACAAATGACATGGTTAAAACTATATGGTGGAGACATATTGAATGATATAGACTGGTTTGAGTTATCAGATACTAATAAAGCAATCTATATTGAACTACTTTGTCTCGCTTCACAAAATCATGGCAACTTGCCTGAATTAAAGACAATTGCATTTAGACTAAGGCGCTCAAAAGACCAGCTACAAAAGGCTTTTGACGATTTAAGTCATTGGATTGAGGACGGTATATACTCTGTATATACAATGCCTATACCAGAAGAAGAAAAAGAAGAAGAAGAGAATAAGAAGTCTATACAGTATGATTATTCTCTCTTTGATAAATTCTGGGAAGAGGTTATTCCTAGTGTTAGGAAATATGGCAAGCAAAGCTGTAAAAATAAGTGGAAATCACATGATTTAAACAAAGAAGCAACACAAATTTTTGCTTGGTATAAAAAAATGCAACAGACTGAGGAATGGAAAAAAGGAATGATACCTGCACCTGAGGTTGTAATAAACCAAAGAAGGTGGGAAGCAGAAGTTCCTGGGTCTACAAGAAAGAGATATGATTGGGAGGGTGCTAAATGATAGAACAAACAGCAGGAGCAATAATAAATCAACTCACCATAACAAAAGAGCAGGTACATGGTTACGAGAGTGAGTATGTAGAAGATTTTTTGATTAAAGACACATCGAGCTTTGCTGATGCTGTAGTAGATTATTACTACAAAGAAATGAACTCTGGGAAAGGTTTAGGACTTTCAAAATTAAATGAAGGGTTTGTTGCAAGACCAGCAGAGCTTACATTAGTTACTGGAATATCATCACATGGTAAAACTCAGATGCTAATGCAATGGGTTAATCACTTATCTAAAGACTCAAAATGTTTAGTCATGTCTATGGAGATGAGACCAGAGATCACTTTGGCAAGGCTTACGAAAATTGCTCTTGGTCGAAACTCAACAGGATCACCACCAACTGAAAAATTTATTAGGGATTATTGCAATGAGAAGAAGGAACAGATTTACATTTACGATCAGCAGCAAGAGACAACCTCTGCAGATATTTTTGCTAGTCTCATTTACTCCAAAGAAGTGTTGGATTGTAAATTTGCTGTAATTGATTCTCTAATGACGGTAAGTGATGTCGGCGAATCTGATCAAGGATATAATGAGCAGAAAAAATTTATCAATAAACTATCTGTTTTGTGCAAGGCATTAGGTATACATATTTTTTTAGTAGCTCACTTAAGAAAAGTTGCAGATGAGTTACAAGCTCCAGATGCTCAAGCTATTTATGGATCAAGTAATATTAGGAATTTATGTGATTCCATACTCATGATATACCGCAATAAGTTGAAGGAAAAGTGGGCAATGGACGGTGAGAAAACAGAAGATGAATTAAGAGGTATACCAGATGCAATGGTTTATATTCAGAAGCAAAGAAATTTTCCATATGAAGGAAAGTTTAATTTTTACTTTAACAAGCATAGTTTAACTTATCAGGAGAGTCCATCATGAGAGTCAATGAATTTATTAAAATGATTAAAAAATCTTTTCCAAATGCAGTTTACAAAGCTACATCTAAAGATGGTATAGTATTTAAATCGAAGGGATGGGAAGACTATGAGATTCAGTCTAACAAAACACAATCTAAATAGCCTCATCCAAAAACTAAAAGATTTGGATTACTCGAAGATGTGGAAGATCGAGATTAAAGAAGGCAAGTATAGCCGGTCAGTAGATCAAAACAAATATCTCTGGCACATTTATAGAATACTTGGTGATCATTTAGGTTATGAGCCTGAAGAATTGCATGAGTTATTGACTTATAGATATTTAAGGGAAGAAAAAGAAATTAAAAATGAAAAAGTTATTGTTATTTCTAGAACTTCAACTTTAAATACTCAAGAGTTTAATAATTATATAAAACAGGTTAAGTTCTTTGCATCTGAATATGGATGCAGATTACCTGATATGAAAGATGTATCGCTCTAAAAAACTTTTAGTTTTATTAAGAGAATTACCTTGTATGAGTTGCGGCGCAATGGATGGAACAGTTTGTGCTGCACATCGCAATCAAGGTAAAGGCATGGGTCTGAAGAATAGTGATGCGTTAGTTGCAGCATTATGTCATAAGTGCCACCATGAGCTAGATAATGGTAAAGAGTTGAGCAAGGAAGAACGAAGGCATATGTGGGATCAGGCTTACATAGATACAATGCAGTATCTAATAGAGACTGGGAGGTTGAAATGTTAGAATATGTTTTAGTTGTTTATTTAACAATGGAAGAACCTAAATATATAGGTCACTTTGAAAACTGTGCATTAGCTAATAATTATGTCCAGGAATATTATTCTGATGCTCCATATACAATCTGTCTTCATGAAGACTATATCAATTTACCAGCACACTTAGTTAAAAGAGAAATACATGAAGCAGACTTTTAATTACTGTTACGATCATGGTAAAAAAGCAGAACATCGATTTGCAGAATCTCATTTAGCTTACATTACATATCCAACCAAAGAGCAAGATATGTATGAACATTGGGATGTGCAAGGAATGTGTGTTGCTATAAACGAAAACCATTATAAGTTTGATGTTAAAAGCTTAATTAAAAAGAAAACAATTAATGCTTTTAATAAAAAAGGTATAGAGAATACATCTATCAAGCTACGTACAGGAAAAATAAAAACCTCAGAT